TACCGCCTCTTTGAGACAGGGGATCGAGAAGAGGGGCGAATGGCAGCAAACCTTCGATCAATAGGTTGCGAAGTACACGATTTTGTACCATCACCTGAGGATTACTCTGGAGGTTATCCGAGGGGACTCATTAGAATAGAAAAGCAGTTTGAAGTCTCGGCTCTTGGCGGACATTTCTCGGGACACATGGACGGTTGTGCTCTTGGCATCCCCGAAGCTCCCAAAACTTGGCACGTGCTGGAGTTCAAGACACACAAAGCTAAGTCATTCAAAAAACTTGAAAAGGAAGGTGTTCAGAAGTCAAAACCTCAACACTTCTCTCAGATGCAAATTTACATGCACTTAACCAAAATGACACGTGCATTGTATCTCGCCGAAAACAAAGATACAGATGATCTTTATTCCGAGCGAATCAAACATGATAGTGGAGCCTGTGAGACTCTAATGTCTAAAGCCGAGAGAATCATTACCTCTAACGAGCCACCCAAGCGTGCCTTCAGCAGACGTGATTATTACGAATGCAAGTGGTGCGATGCTCAATCAATCTGCTGGGGCCCTGAGTCATCTGAGCCGGCCTTGCCGATTAAGACCCTCTCATGCCGGCAGTGTTGTCATGCTACGCCAGATATTCATTCAGAAGGTGCTAATTGGCATTGTGAAAAGCTTGGAGTTCCTGTCAAAGACTTAGAGCCTTGTGAACATCATCTCTGTCTCCCTGGCTTGTTTTCCTTTGCATCACCAGACGACTTCCGGAATGACGAAAGAGGAGAATACATTGTCTTCAAAAACGAAGATGGTGCAACCTGGGAGCATGGTGAGGGATTTAATTGCTACAGCAGCGAAGAGTTAATGAAGCTCCGTGTGAAGGATTTAACTGGGGGTATCGTAGCAAAAACGAAAGAACTCTTCGAAGCAGAGGTAAAACAATGTGAAGAGGACGTTCTTTTGCGCTATCCAAAGGAAGATTGCGAGACTGTATGGGAAGGTCGGGAAAAAAATCTTTCTGAAGCCTGGAGGGCGGCTTTCAATGAAGACCTAATGTCACTTGAAATGATTAACAGTTCAAGTTTCCCTGATTATAAAGTAGCGGAACTTCCAGGTGGACGAGTTGCCATTGTTTGGTGCAATGGCAGGGCTGAAATACGAAAGGGAAAAGAATGAAGAACAAGAAACTGTTGTCTTTTCTGAAAGACTATGCTAAAATCCTGAAGGACGGAATAGATTGGGAAGATATCGGATATCTTTATCTTTTATCCGGTAGTGAACCAGCAGGGTGCGTCCGGGTGGCTAGGGATCTCACAGAAGAAGAGGGGTTTGGACACGAAGTGGTGGCAACTTTTCATACAATGGGAATGCCTTGTTCAATGCCTGTTTCAGCTAGAGATTATCAGCTTGCAAAACTTTTAATAGAAGCAAACAAATTCCTTCTGAACGAAGAACGTAGAGAAAAAGAGGAGAAAGAATGAAAACAAAATCTGAAGAAATAACCTTTGAGATACTTTCGGAACGACAATATCAAAAAACTTCTGAAGGATGGGATGAAGACCATGATTATTTTGAACACAGCGAAGGTGAATTAGCTGAAGCTGCTGCTTGTTATGCTTATACTCAAGTTGAAAATCTCCCTTGGCCCTGGGATAGACAATCTGATAAACGCGGAAAACATGATCGTCGTCGTCAGCTTGTAATTGCTGCTGCTTTACTAGTTGCCGAAATTGAACGATTTGACAGATCCTTAAAGGAGAAAGAATGAAGTGGTATCTTAATGTCGACTGGAGAGATTGGTCTTTCGGAATTTTCCTATTGTGGTTTAGTTACTATCATGGTGTAGGCTTTGATATTGGTCCTATTCATTTTTGTTTAAGTTTTTATAAGGGGAAAGCATGAAGTGGCAATGGTTTAATATTCGTGTTGAATGGTGCGATTGGGGTTTAGGAATTTCTTTTGAGTGGTTTCCTTTCTTCCGAGGTATAAGTATTCAAATTGGTCCTTTTTGGTGGCTTTTAGGTTTTAAGGAAAGATGATCCTCCGGCCGTATCAAGTTGAAGCTAAAGCTGCATTGAACAACTTCTTTCGCACAAGGAAAGATAATTCATGCATCGTATTGCCTACTGGATCGGGTAAGAGTGTCGTCATGGCTTCGCAGATACTTGATTGGAAAGAGGAAACTCCTTGTGTTCGTGGGTGCATCTTGGCACATCGCCAAGAACTTGTAGTACAGAATGCCGAAAAGCTCCAGATATTCTTCGATCAAGCGGAATACCGCGAGAAAATTGGCCTCTTTTGTGCAGGTCTAGGAATGAAAGATTACAATGATTCTATCACTTTTGCTTCTATTGATTCTATTTTCCGTCATTCTGGGAGCTTTGCTGCATTTGATTTTCTCTTCATAGACGAAGCTCACAGAATCCCTCCGGCTGGTGAAGGAAAGTACAGAACTTTTATTAAAGGATGTCTGAGATTCAATCCAAACCTAAGGGTTGCTGGTTGGACCGCCACACCCTTCCGCATGAATTGCGGTGCTATCTGTCATAAGGACCACATCTTAAATGAGATTTGTTATGAGGCACAGATTACTGATCTCATAGATCAAGGGTATCTTTGCCAACTCAGGTCGAAAGTCAGAGAGGCTGAGTATGATTTAAGCGAGGTCAAGAGACCACTTAATAGCGATTACACTAAAAAATCTCTTGACGCCGTTATAAACACAGATAAGATAGTCAGGGATGCCGTTCAAGAAGCTGTTGTAATTCTTAATAGAGAAGAACGTCGGTCTATTCTCTTCTTCTGCCTTTCAGTAGATCATTGTCAACGTGTTTCCGCTGAACTTTTAAGGAATGGAATTTATGCTCCCGCAATTACAAGCAAAACAGATTCTAACGCACGCTCGCGAGCCCTTTGTGGATTACGTGATGGACAAATTCGAGCGATATGCAACGTCGGGGTTCTTACTGAAGGGTTCGATGCACCATGCATTGATGCCATTGTCTTACTTCGGCCTACACTATCAGCAGGTCTCTTCGCACAAATGGTCGGTCGTGGACTCCGAATACATGCCAACAAAAAAGACTGCTTAATCTTGGATTTCGCTGGTTGCATCGACGAGCACGGCCCAATAGACCTCGTCGGCATCGGAAACCAATATACTGCTATGGCAGTATGCGGTCTGTGTCGGGAGTCCTTCAGCCGTGCGGTTAGGGTTTGTCCCGCGTGCGGCTGGGAGATTCCTTTGCAAGAGATAGAAAGGATTGAGGAGGTTGAAAAGGAAAGACGAATGCACGGGCAAAAGGCTTCTAAACGAGCAATTTTGTCAGATGAACCTGAGACGTTTGCGGTTGATGATGTAAAGATCAACCGACACAAAAAGGCCGGAAGACCAGATAGTATTCGGATTCAATTCAGATGCGGTATTGCAACTTTTTGCTACTGGGTTTGTCTCGATCACCCCGGAGAAACTGGGCAGATTGCTCGGCAGTGGTGGAAGAGATTCCTCTTCGATGGACATACTGTTGATAGCGTCTTGCAAGATTTATTCGCGAAGCAAAAAATCAAGGAATCAATCAAGACAGTAACCATTCGACGTAATGGAAAATTTGTTAGTATAGTTAACTGGAATCAGGAGATTGAAAAATGAGTAAGATAAGGCGTTTTTCTTTAGAACGTGGTGAAAATACACATAAAGGTTTCGGTTTTTTCTGGGAAAACTCTTGTTATTTCAGTGTCAAATATGGTGTTGTCTCTTACACAGTTTTCTTTTTTTTCTTCTTTTATTCACTTGAATTTACGATTCGGACTTCCCGGTGAATGAACTACTGGAATTCGCGTTGAAGTATGCCAACTTAGGCTGGTATGTCTTTCCGATAGTTCCAGGTCAAAAGAATCCTCTCACTAAGCACGGCGTGAAGGATGCTTCTAACCATCCTGATGTTATCAAAGCATGGTGGGAGAAGTGGCCCAAGGCTAATATCGGTTTGGCTTGCGGGGAGAAAAGTGGCGTTTATGTGATTGATATTGACCTTGACAAAGAAAAGGGAATAGACGGATACAAAACTTATAAAGAAATTTTCGGTTCAGATGTTTCGGCCCTTCCTAAAACCGTCCGCCAAGATACTCCCAGAGGAGGTTTCCATGCCTTTTACAAAACCAACAACCCGCCAACTAACAAAAACAATTGGCATCCCGGAATTGACATTAGAGGAGGAGGTTATTACATACTTCTTGCTCCATCAATCCACCCCAACGGAGGAACATACACTTGGACCGCTAGACAAGCTCCACGGGATATTAAACTCGCAGAGTATCCTAATTGGATGCGGCCTCCAGGACGAATCCCCTGGGGAGCTTCTTCAGCACACAATTTGGAAAGCTCCCTTCCTGGAACGAACCCTATCACCTCTGTTCAGAGATGTTTTCGGAATAATAAGCTTAAAAGGGCCAGCCTCTACTTGAACGAATGCGATCCCGCTATTCAAGGATGCGGCGGACATGACCGGCTTCTGTGGGCTGCTGTTGCCATGGTTCACGGGTTCCAGCTATCCAATGAAGAGGCCCTCGCTTTGCTGGAAGAAGAGTACAATCCTCGTTGTGTGCCTCCGTGGGATTTAAGCGAATCACAAGACAGAAAGGACTTTCAGAGAAAGATTCCCGAAGCCAGAAAACTTAAACCTAAGCACCCACCTGGTTGGTTGCTGAATGACGACTCGTATCAAATGACAATGAGTATACCTGCGGAGGTTTCGGCAGGTGCAGATTTTATGATTCGGAAGTTCAGGGAAATCCCACCTATCTCTGAATCGGAACTTGAATACTTACAAAAGCCACCTGGATTAGTGGGAGATATTTGCGAATGGATAAACAGAACAGCACTAAAGAAGCAACCTTTCTTAACCCTGGCTTGCACCCTTACCTTTTGTGGCAGTCTCTTCGGGAGGAAGGTGAAAGATTCTTTAGGGAGTCGAACAAATCTCTATTGTATGGGTGTCGCCCTATCATCAGCAGGAAAAGCACATGCACCAAATCAAATACGTAAACTTTGTGAGCACGCTGGATGCCTCGATCTCCTTGGTGGGGATGAAGCTGCTTCTGATGCAGCTATCGAGTGTAGGCTTGAGCGAAATCCTAGTACATTGTTTCTTTGGGATGAAATCGGATTATTTCTTTCCTATATACAGTCGGGTAGTAATCCACACGTGTCCCGAATCGTTTTTCTTTTAATGAAACTGTACTCAGCAGCAGGCACAATCTATAAAGGTCGTGAATATGCGGAGCAAGACAAGCAGCGGACCATCGTACAACCGTGTTGTTGCATCTATGGATTTTCTACTCCTGAAAGATTCCAAGAGGGGATTACTCACGATGAACTTCAAGATGGTTGGTTGAGCCGGACTCTTATTTTTTCAGCTTCAGAAAATCCGCCGAAAACACGAAATAATCTCGAAATACCAATACCACCGGATATTTCTGATACTGTAAATCTTTGGTATTCACGCGAGATCGGTAAATCGGGTGGCAATATAGAATCCTTCACTGCTTTCCAATCAAGGACAGGATCAATATTAGGGAAACCACCAGAGCAGATACTCGTCGAAACAAGTCAAGGAGCCGAGAGGATCTTTATTGAGCTTGATGATAAGTCAATAAAGATTGGAGTAGAAAATCCAAATGTAGCTTGTCTTTGGGCGAAAGCAGAAGAAAATGCCAGAAAGATTTCCCTTATTCTCGCGGCCGGTGTTGACTTTGAACGTCCCTTTATCACTAGCTCAATAGCAAATTACTCTTGCCGGTTGGTAGAATATCTGCTTGTACAATTTATAGACAATACTATTCCTTGTATTGTTTCGTCGCAGACCGATCATAATAAACAGAAAATCTTGAAAATTATTGAGGATACAGGAACTAAAGGTTGTAAGGCGCGAACTATCACCAGGAAAGCAAGATGGTCTAACGCAAGACAACGCAAAGAACTTCTCTATGATCTTATTGAGGGCGAAGAGGTTGTTTCAGCACAGAAGAGTGACGATAAGGCTTTTTACTTTTGGACAGCGGAGAACTACCAGAAGTTTTTGAAAAATGGAAAATGTTAAACCTGAATCACTTCGCATAGTTCTTTCGCTTCCGAGCGGGCTATTGTCCCCAAACCATACAGTTGGTTCGATGGGCGGTAGATTCGCTAAGGCTGGAGCCATTAAGAAATACCGTCGCTTGACGCGGGAAGCAGTGGAAGCCGAACAAATAGATACCGCACCTTGGAACAAAGTCATTATAACATCAACTTTTTATTTCGCACAGAATCGTCATAGAGATTCAAGAAATGCGTTGGGGTCTCTGAAATCAGCATACGACGGCATAGTGGACTCTGGTCTTATTCCCGATGACGATCATAAGCATGTTCAAGAAGGGTCACCTGTCTTTGAGATAGATAAGAAACACCCGCGAGTGGAACTTACTATTGAGAGACTAGCATGATTTCGGTTGAAGTGGAAAAATTCATTAAGAAGCTTTTGCGTGAAGGGGTAACCCCAAGAGAAATATGTATTAGAGCGGGCGTATGCCGAAGAACAGTTTATAGAGTCAAAGCAACTTCGGGAATGATGGATCGGACACGTTGCAGACCCGATTGCGGAGAAATGATTTCAATAGGTAAAGAGAAGAAGATCAGAGAGTTACTCGAAAAAGGTTTTACTATTTCCCATATTTCAAGAATTCTTCATACTAAGAGAGACACAATTAGGAAAATAAAGAAGCTTCCGGAGCTCAGAGAAAGGAAATCTCCCGTCAACATTAAGCGTTTTGCGTCCAAGCACTCCCATAAAACTCCTCGTGACGAAGGAAGGAATGCAGTTTGCTATGGAACATTCGGCAGAAGTACCGAAAAGTATAAAGTGGAGAAGCCCTCCAGCAGGTGCTTAATGTGCGGCGGTTTAATAGTAGTTTCACCATGTATTTTATGCAGCTTAGATATTGCTTTGCAAGAGGGCTCGGAAGAACTATAACAAGTTCCATAGTGTCGACCAACTACGCACTATATTTCCGAGCCCTC